CGGGAAGCCATTTGTTGATCATGCGCTTGAGCTTGCGCTCCCTAAGCCACTCGCCCAAGTGAATGCCGATAGCAAAAGGAAAAGTGATGATGATGATGGCCTTGTTGATGAGGGTCTGGTTTTTGAAGTTCATGGTGTTAGCTTAGTGTTTTTTGGTTAGTTGTAAAGATTTATTTTGATTTTTTAAAGACTACCTTGCCAGCTTCTGCGGTGGCTGTCCAGTCGATAGGGTTTGCCTCGCGCTTCTCTTGGCACTCGTCGTTCCACTTGGCTTGACTGGCTCTTGCGGCTTGAAGTCTCTTGTAGTGGCTGCTTGTCTTGGTTGCTTTCATGTGAGTAGTATAGATTAAAAAGTGATTTTAAAAAAGCTTTTTTTGGTATTATTTTTGAGTTGTCATACACCCCCCCGATTAATTTAAAAAACACTTGACACGATACCGCGCAAAGCGGCGGGGGGAGTCTTTCTTCAAAAACTAAACAATAAAATTATCATAGTTGTGCGTTGGTTGGGAAAAAATGGCGGGGTAATTTTGGTGGAACTGAATCTCCATCAAAAACCAATAATAAAAAAATAAAACTAATAAGCCGCGAATATAATATAGAAAAGTGTAACATAGAGTATGACATATCGGAATATGGTGGTGAAGGTGGATGCAGGTAGTCCAATCTTGGGAACAAGAGTGGGTGTAGATTTTTCCACTAAAAATGAAGTAAAAAGACAATTGGCCGCGAATATCGACGCTGATGATCAGTTGCGGTTTAATGGTGATGTTGATTGTAAGATAACGGTGGATTTTTTATTGAGGAGTGATGCTGGTAGTTATGAGGGGTTGTATCATTTGTTTGATAACTATCATGGTACTGGAGCTAGTGGGATGATTTTAGATGTTGGGGGTAATGAATATAGTGGTTGTTTTATTGATGATTTTAGTTTGACGGTTAAACCTTTTGAGCCTGTGGTTGGAAGCGCTTCGTTTAGTTGTTATAGTCCTAGTACTACAGCTTTAGCTGGGATAGATGATAGTTCAGTAAATGATGATTTAGATACCCAAAATATAATCTATGGTCACGATTGCACCTTGACTAATGCTGGTAGTGTTGTGGCCGCGAATATAATTGATAATTTAACATATAATAAAACATACTCCAGAACCCCCGTTTATACGTTGGGTTCGCAGCAAGCGACTAGTCATTTAGTGGATGGGGTAGAAGTGGAGATGAATGTGCAGTCTACAGGGTTGAATGAGTTGATTGATTTTAGCGGTAGTAAATTAACCAGTATATTTGGGGTTGCATTGCAAGACTCTTCTAGTGTTGGGGTGAGTTATGATAGTACTGATTTTGATTTAATAGTGAATGCTGGGGCGCATGTGGTATCGGAAGGTTACTCTATGGATGGAGGCGGGACACTAGTGACGAAAGCAACAATAAAGGAAGTGATTTTGTAATAATAGGTGTATATATAAGATACATATGGCCCGAAAAAAGGTTGCTACGCAAAAGGAGGTTCCGTTTCGATTGTCAGCGGATTTTGAGAGATCAATAAAGTTTAATAAAAAGAATTTTAGATTCAGCCCCAAACAAAAAAGGTTTTTAGATCTTATACTAAAAGAGGATACAAAGATTATTTTTGTTTCTGGCCCTGCGGGAAGCTCAAAGACTTACATGTCTTTGTATGGAATGCTAAAATTAATGGAGGAGGACTTCTCTAAAGATATTTTGTATGTACGAAGTATTGCAGAAAGTGCAGATAGGGGGTTGGGGAGCTTACCCGGAGACATCACAGAGAAGTTTGACCCGTTTTTGGGTCCACTTTATGACAAAATGGAAGAAATTGTCGCTCCCGGAGATGCCACTTACCTAAAACAGCAAGAAAAAGTGTCTGCGGTCCCAATAAACTTTCTTCGTGGGGCGAGTTGGCAGAATAAACTGGTGTTTGCTGATGAAGCTCAGAATTTCACACTAAAAGAACTGACTACCTTGATCACTCGTATAGGAGAAAACAGTAAAATTATTATCGGAGGCGATTTTTTTCAAAGTGATATCAATGGAAAAAGTGGATTTAAGCCAATGTTCGACAAATTCGATGATGATGATTCAAAAGAAATGGGAATTCACACATTTTCGTTCAATGAGAGCGATATTGTGCGCAGTAAAATATTAAAATTCATTATTAAGAAGCTAGAAAGTGGAAATTAGTGTAATTACTTACTAATTTTGATATAATTGTAAGATGAGTCACATTTTTTGTTATAATTGTGGGGTTAAGATTGAATATAATTTTGCTAAACCTAATTTTTGTTCTAAATGCGGGACAAGTTTTGGAGGTCAGCAACAATCTCAAGCGGCTGTGGAGCAAGCTCCCAGTCAGACTAAAGCGTCTTTAGTTTCGGATGACGAAACTGATGCTGAGTTCGTACCGCAGCTGCGGAGGCTAGATGTAGAAATCGAAAAGCCTAAAACTTTTACTATTGGTTCTTTGGCGGGGCAGAACACTCCACCAGATTATAAGGGGAAGGGATCATACGATTTTGATGAATTCACTTCTAAGCCTTAATGTCAAAAAAGAAAAGATATGAAGACTATCAAGACCTCATAGATCGTGCAGTTAAGAAGCAAAAGTCAAGATGGCGTTTAGATGCTATAAAATGGTTTGACTTTGAGGATGTTGAGCAGGTAGTAAAATCTCATATAGCCCAGAAGTGGCATATGTGGGATCAGTCACGCCCACTGGAGCCATGGCTTAGTCGTGTAATCACGAATCGCATGTGGAATCTTATAAGAAATCACTATGGTTCTTATATAAAGCCTTGTTCGACATGTATTTATGCAAGAGATGAGTTATGCGCTAAAACATTGAGTGGTAATCAAGATGTTTCGTGCAAAGATTATGCAAAATGGGCCAAGAAGAAAAAATTTGGGCTAGAATTGAAAACAGCATCTAGTTTGGATGATAATGAGAATGTGGTGAATGTTAAATGCGGTTCATATTTTGATTATGATGCTGACATAGAGAAGCTTAATGATAAAATGCGCAAAAAACTTGGTGAAAAGCTTTATGAGGCATATTATATGTTATATTTTGAAGATTGTTCGGAGGAAGATGTTGCTAAGTATATGGGGTATAAATTGTCTGATACTAATCGTAAGATTGGCTACAGACAGGTAAAGAATCTCAAATGTAAATTTCAAAAGATTGCAATAAAAATTTTAAAACAAGAGAAGGAAGAGTGATGGAATTAACACAAGAGCAAAAAGATTATATAAAAGCCAATGCCGCGAAAGTCTCTAATTTAAATGAGCTTACCCAAAAATGTTTTAGGGATGATGATTTGGACGGGCGGACGAAAGAGGGTCGGGCTGTGCGTAAATACTTATTAGAGAATAATATTGATTATAAAACAACCCGCCGCAAACCACAGGACAAAATCGAATTAAACGATTCTCAGAAAGACTTTATTATACAACAAGCCCAAGAAGGATTGTCGTCTTTGGAGATTGCCAAGCTTGTATTTCCCCAAAAACAAGTAAAACCCTTAAGCAATGAGCAAAGAACGGTTTTGGCGCACATTAACGAGATCAATCCAGATTTCGTACCATCTCAAGATTCCGCAGCCGTTAGCGACTACGTCCCACCTAAAAGCCCGAGTCGAGTGTTGAAGAAAATCAATGATGCAACAGGATTAGGCTTAGAAGAAAACAAGCTTAACAGGCAAAAGCAAATCTGTGTAGAAAAGCTTCAAATCAATCTTTCCAATAGTAGATTTTTAAAAATCATCAATAATTATCTTAACAGGTCAGACAGAGAGCTGTTCGAACAAGAATTTATTCGTTTGAGTTGGGACAAGCCCGATTTAACTGCTGACGAGCTGAATCTATACCTTAACGTATGTAAAGAGGTCATTAACTTGGAAGTTGTTTCTGCTCACCTTAACAAACTTAATGATATGTTTGACGTGGCTGATGACCAGACCGAAATGACCGTACGTCTTGCTGAGATTATAAAAGCAAAATCACAAGAATATCATCAATGTGAAACACGTATTGAGAATTTGACGAAAAAGCTACAAGGTGACCGTGCTGAGCGCATGAAGAAGAATCAAAAAGATAGCGCGTCATTTTTGGCTATCGTTCAGATGTTTCAAGAAGAGGAAGAGCGGAAAAACATGGTTCGCATGGCAGAAATGCAAAAAAAGCTAATTAAAGAAGAGGCTGAACGTATGGAGGGTATGGCTGAATGGAAAGCGCGAATTTTAGGTATTAGTAAAGACGATGCAATTTGAATGTAAAGAGTGTGACAAGGCGTTTGATACGCAACGTGGTCTGCATATGCATATCAAGAAGCACGATATGCTGCTTGGTGATTACTATGTCAAAAACTATCCACGTTTCGATAAGCTGACTGAAAAGCCTATCGAGTTCAAAAACGCAAGCCAGTACTTCTCTAGAGATTTCAACACAACCAGAAACATGAACCTCTGGTTTGAGAAAGCGCCCAAAGATGAGGTGAAAAAATATATTTTGGAGAAATTCAAAAAAAGGCTTAAAAAGAAAGACCTTAAACACGCTCCATCAAGCCTCTACCTGAAGACAGGCGATTGGCCCACGCTAGATGTCATAAAAAAGCTGTTCGGCGGTTACAACGCATTCTGTGGCCAAATAGGGGTAACTCCTGCTTATGGAGATAATATATGTAAAGAATTTTTTGAAGATTACAGTGATCAAGAGGTTTGGATAGACACGAGAGAGAACAAGCCTTTAAATTTTAAAAATCCTTATGTTTTTAAATTAGACTTTGGTGATTATACACTACCCCCAAAAAACTATACTCATACTCATGCAGAAAGAAAGTCATTCCAAGATTTTGCTGCTACTGTTACTAATGGTTATGCTAGGTTTATTCGGGAGATAGAAAGATGCCAGAGTTTGGGGTGTTTTTTATTTATTGTTGTTGAGGCTGATTATAATAAAATTTATAAAACAAATAGTGCTGCTTATAAGAAATTCAATATGGGTTTTGTATTTAGCAGAATGAGATCTATTGAGGCACAGTTTAGTGATTGTTGTCAATTTGTGTTTAGTGGATCGAGAAAAGACAGTGAGGCGTTAATACCCAAGATCCTCTGCTGTGGCAAGAAGCTGTGGAATGTTGACTTGCAATATTTTTGGGAAAAAGAATTAGAAAAAAATGGCTTGGATAGAAGGCAACCAGAACCTGTACAAGAAGTTCAAAGAAGTAAACCAAGAAGTACTTTCCAGAGAAGGTTACATCGAAGAAGGAGAAGCTAGGCTTTTACTTTATAAATTCTTAAGAGATAATCCATCTTTTACTTGTGAGCTATTCACAGGTGTTAAGTTGTTTCCGTTTCAGCATATGGCTATTAAGTCAATGATGGAGACGGATTACTTTTTGGGTATATGGAGTCGAGGTATGAGTAAATCATTCTCTACTGCTGTGTTTGCCATCCTAGATGCTATAATGAATCAAGGTGTGCAGATTGGAATCATATCTAAATCGTTCCGTCAGTCCAAGATGATCTTTAAAAAGATTGAGGATATCGCTAAAAGCCCCAAAGCTGAGTTCTTATCCCAATGCATAACCAGAACATCTAAAATGAACGATGAATGGGTTATGGAGATAGGCAGAAGTAAAATTCTTGCTTTGCCTCTTGGCGATGGTGAGAAACTTCGTGGTTTTCGTTTCCAACGTATGATTATTGACGAGCTTCTCCTTATGCCTGAG